GCCATTTTTGATGAGGTTGTAACCGACGAAGTTTTGATTGAAACATTTACTGCCGTTTTAGAAACAGAACTTGATGCCGAAAAGTTTTCTGCGGTTGTTGAAGTCCTTGAATCAGATGTCATTTCTAAAGAGCAGGTTGCCGAGGTAGTCACTTTAATCATTGAACAAGAAGGTGGTGTGGATGCGGAACAAGCGACGGAACTGGCAACAAGCCCCAAAGTGCTTGAAAGTATTGACGGGTCGCAAGCAACAGAAGTGTTTGATGCGGTCGTTGTTGCCGAGGTCTCGCAAGAAGAAGGTTCCGCTATTGCCGAGGCACTTGCGGGCGCGCCTACAGATGTAAAAGAGGCGTTTGAAGAAGAAATCAATGTTTTCGCTGGTGTGTTTGACACCTATGTTGCTTTGGGTTCTGAGATCAATGTTGGTGATCGTAGAACTGTTATTGCCGTAGGCGCCGCTGTGGCGGTCGCTGGTGCGATAACAGCGGCTGGTGGTATGAGTCCTTCGTCTGGTGGTGGCGCTCCATCTGGTGGCTCTGGAAGCCCGTCTGATCAGAATGTTGCCACTCGTAAAGAAGAGGAACAAGAACCGAACGGTGAACTTGCTTGGGATGGTGTTGAGTGGATAAAGCAGTTAAGTATTTTCAGGTATAATAATGGAGTTAAAATTTTAGATTGGGGTCTTTTTATGAAAAAATTTGTTTACGGTTTATTTAATTTGGGTTTCACTATTTCGGGCTCATTGGTTGTTTATTTGACCCTCTCGGGCAATATTCAAACAATTGCAGGGATCTCCTCCGTTCTTGCTCTCGTGGCAGCCATGTATCTTCACATGCGGGAACCTGACAACAATTAATGTAATATATCTTATGGTGTATAATATTTAAGTTCTACCCCATAATATGTAAAGGTTTTCCAATGTCAAAAGTCGCTTGGGACTACATTGTTCCCGTAAAAATGCCTAAAGATCTTGACGGAGTTGAACCCGGCAAACTCCCCGCATCCCTTCTTCGCGCCGTCCCCGGTGGTGGGAAAATGCATCACATCGCGTCATACGCGTGGGAAGCAATGGTTGATCGCGCAAAAAAACAAGGCGTTGAACTCAAACCGACCTCCAGCGGCGACACATACCGCGATTATGAAAGCCAGAAAAAAGGATTTTTGACCCGCTACCAACTTGAGCCAGTGGCAGGTACAAGCACAAAAACATTTGAAGGCAAAACTTGGTATCTCAAAAAAGGGATGGCGATGCTCGCTACACCGGGTAAATCGCAGCATAATCTCGGCTTGGCAGTTGATGTTCATTCAGCAAGCGATCCAAAGCGCCTCAACTGGCTGATTGCAAATGTTAAAGATTTCGGATTTAGTTGGGAAGTAGTGCCAAGCGAACCGTGGCATTTGCGCTATGTATGTGGCGATAATGTTCCCGCCGCTGTACTTGAGTTCGCTGGTGGATCTATCCCTAATGTTTCAGTTTCTCCCGCAGGTAGCGCAAAAGCCCCTAAAAATGCTAATAGTGACGATATAAAAAAACTGCAAGAAGCCCTCAAATCAAAAGGCTTTTTCAAGGGAGAAATTACTGGCGAAGCAGGCAAGGAAACTGATGATGCAGTTAAAGCGTTTAAAGTAGCCAACAAACTTAAGGAAGACGCCATAGTCGGACCTAAAGTAAAAGAACTGCTGGGTCTCAAATGAGTCGCTACGCGCAAGGTGAAGCACAAGTGAAGGAGGTTCGCAACGCTGACTTTCTATCGTCTGTAGTCACCGAAGTTAAGCCAGCCAAAAAGTCAACCGCGAAGAAAAAGAAGCAGAAGTAAAAAGCATGGACGCGACGATGGCTGCTGTTGTAACTGGTGCATTTGGTCTTTTAATGTTCCTTATAGAGCGTGGGCGCAGAGAAAATGTTCGTGATCATGGTTATGTGAAAGAAAAACTTGCAGACCTTAAAGCAGATATCAAAGATATTGACGCAGACATCGCTGTAGTAGAACACAAACTGGATGCACATCTGAACGATCCACGGTCTCATGGCGGGAAAAAGAAATGAGCAAAAAGCCCGCCAAGAAACGCAATACCGAGTCTGCCGTGCCTGTCAAAAAAATTGATACAGGGTTCAATGTTCGCTATATCGGCTCACAAGGGTGCCATCATGTTTGTCCAGTGTGCAGTAGTAGTCGTGGTAAGGGAATGGTGCGCGAATATAAAAACATTCTTTACTGTGGCGTTGGATGTGTGATGAAACATAAGAAACTTACAGAGGTTGAAACCGTATGAAAAAAGACTTGGTTGTAAATGTCCTTCTTAGAATTCTTGCTACTTTCGCCGCATCTGGTCTTGGCGTTATCGGTGCAGGAACTATCGCTGGCGTTCCAGTACTCAAGGCTGTCTTCATGGCTGGAATTGCAGGGGTTGCAGTCGTAATTGAAGGTCTCTCACGCGCATTCCTTGAAGACGGAAAACTTTCAAGTTCCGAAATCAATGATGTGTTTAACAAGGTTGACAAAAAAGCACCAGCGAAAGCAAAGGAAAATGATGCCCCCCGGTAGCCACGAAAAGTCTGAGTGCCAATGTGCACATTGCAGTTGTGAAACTTGGTGCGCGAACGATTGTCCTTGCGCCGAATTGATGGGTGCCAGTGCATGCACAAGTCAACACGATTAATCAAACTTCTTCCAATCATGCTGATTGCAGTTTCAGCCTGTGGTTATGACGGAAAGTATCGTTATGAATGTCAAGACCCTGTAAATTGGGGAAAAGAGGAGTGTAATCCACCGATATGCGAAGTAGATGGCGCGTGTACAAAAACGCTTCTTGGATGGGATCCGAGCGAAACAACCGTAGAAACAATTCCAGTGGAGGAGACAACCGCGCCATGAAAAAGCGTCTTACACCAGCAGAACTAGATGCTCGTCTTAAATTCATTATTGGTTGCATGCTTGGTTTCGTATTGATGATTACAACAATCGGAGTGCTCTGGGCACTCGTGTTCGTAACGCAACCAATTGGTGCTCAGGCGGAAAATGACAAGATGTTCTTTGGTGTTCTTTCATCTGTTGCGACATTCATTACAGGAACGCTCGCTGGATTGATGATTTCTACAGGTCGTAACGCTGAAGACAAAGATGGAAACGGAATTCCCGATCATTTAGAAGGAAAATAATGCGAGTCTGGATTGATCAGGACTTATGCACTGGAGATGGACTGTGCGCAGAGATAGCCCCAGATGTTTTTCACATGATGCCAGACGGTCTTGCGTATGTAAAAGAAGGGGACAAGATTTATGCGGACGCTGTGGGGAACCCTCAGGGCGCCGCTGGTTTGGCATCTTTCAACGAAAATAGACTTGATGATGTTATTGAGGCTGCTGAGGAATGTCCGGGGGAATGCATTTTCTTAGAAGCGGACTGAGTGGTAGAATAGAGAGCAGGAAAGGATCCTTCCCCCTTCTGCGCGTAGGGGTGCTGATTGGGTTTTTTGTAGTTTAAACGAAGTAGTCTTTTTCTATGGTTAATACCGATGAAGAAATAAAGTGGCACAACGACGGTCATGTTGTCTCATTGCTGTTAAGCAAAGACAAATTGGAAATTGTCGGTACTCAATGCCCGAACAAGGGGGTGACCGACTCACCTTGCGCCCATGATGATGCACCGTGTGTGGTTGAGTATTTTCTAACTGTTTACGGTCTTGACTGTAATGTTGGGGTTGTGAGTCCGAGCGCCGAGATGGCTGTCGCGTGGGCTTTTATTGGCGATAGACACAAGGATCTTGGTTCTTGTCAGGTTTGGATTATCCCGACAGAGGATGAGGCATTCTCGGCGTGGATAGCAACACAAGGCTAATTGTGTGGAAGAGAATATTCATATCGTCTCAAATTTTGTTAGTAGAGAGTTTTTAGATGAAATACGACCCTTGTTTGCCGACGGTCTAGATAGTTTAAATATTGATAATGTAAGTAATCGTGAAGTACTAAGTCCGTTTGAAATAGCAAAACTAGAAGCGGCTAAAGCACACTATGGGAATAATATTTTCAAACTTCCCCATGCAGTAAATGGGGTTAATGCTGAACTTTACGAAATTGTTTCTAAACATATTGTCAAAGATCAAATATGTATAGAAAGTGTATTCGGCGACCTTCAACCAGAGACAAAATTTAATATTACGGTCATGCTAAAGGGGAGTTCAGTCCCACCTCATACAGACGAGCAGATATTTCCAGAACATGTTGGAACAATAAATAAAACTGTTTTACGAGACATAACCTCAGTTTTTTATTTGAATGATGATTTTGATGGTGGAGAGTTATATTTTGATTGTCTTAATAAAACAATCAAACCAGAAGCGGGAATGCTCGTGTTTTTCCCTACAGCAAAGATTTACAGGCATGCTGTTTTAACCGTTAGAAATGGTCAAAGATTTTCTGTTTCGCGGTTTTGGAATTTTAAATCCTCTTAAAATAGAGAATTAAAGACTGATCGTTATAAATATCGTTGTCGTAGATATCTACTGTTTCGGTTGTAAATTCTGAAATAATACCCGCACAAAATGCGCTTGTTAATCGTTTTTCAAATTCTTCATCCTCATAAACATTCTTTTTTACGGTAACGGCAATTATTCCGTTGCTGACTACGCATGGCAGAAGGTTCATTAAATCATTAAATCCTAAATGACCTGTCGTGAAAACCCCTGTGCTCACCATCATGTCGTATCTTTCTTCGTTGATTATTCTGAAGTCAGTGGTGAGATCTGTTTTTATTAAAGATCTATAAATCGGTTTCCCTGCGTCTGGTCTAAGACATAGTGGGTCAACTCGTTTTTCTCCAGCAATTTTTATCATTTCCAACGAGAAATCTACACCCTCTAAAATGAAATACGGGTTTGATTTATTTAGCAATTCTCCCAACATTCCAGAACCGCATCCAACATCAAGTATCCGTTTTTTATTTAACTGTATTTTAGGAAGAAGAAAATTTACAAGGTGATGTGGGAGCGCATACCCTGTTTCTTTAATGTAGTTCTCATATCCATTAGCAGTGTCGTCGTAGAACCTTTGAAGGTCAGCGGATTTGGTGTAACCATATGCAGTTTGAAGCCCCAGTTCATTAGGGTCTTTGTTTGCTGTCATTTTTAATATTTGTGTATGAACTTGACGAAATCGTCTTCGGTTTCACCTACAGCGTTTTCAAATTCAATGATTCCTAGTTCCTCAAACTTTCTGCGTAAATACTTGTTGTTTCCGTCAAGCAACCCAAGTTTTGAACAGTTGGGAACTATTTTTGCGAGAAGCATTTTGCGGATCATGATTTGCCCGGGGTCACGCAAAAGGACGGGCGTTATATCTTTTGAAGCAACACCCATCCGTTCATATACTTCCTGCTGAATGAGCCTGTTGTTTAGGTGCACTACTGCTTGTAAAGCAAATTCTTGGCGTTCCATCATTTCGCTGTCGGATAGTTCGGCGTAAATATCTTTGAGTGCAATAACACCGAATGCAACATGGCGCGCTTCGTCTGCCATCACTCCTTTTAGGATTGATTTCAATAGCGGTTCGCATGTAATTTCTCGCAGGTAACCGAAGATACCTAATCCTAAGCATTCAATAATGAGTTGCATTCCAAGGTAGGTGACATCCCATCTGCTGTCCTCAATGGTGAGATCAACAAGTTGCCTGAAATGCCAGTTTGATTGATACATTCCACCAGTTTTTTCGGTGATGTAGCGGGAGAAAACATCTGCGTGGCGTGCCTCGTCCAAAGCCTGTGTGGTAGCAAACATTTTCGCATCAAAAGAGGGGGCGGTTTCTATGAGTTTGGCTGCACATATCATCGCGGCTTGTTCGCCATGCAGGAAGTTTGAGAGCATCCATCGGCGTGTTTCAAGACCGAAGTCGTTCCACTCTTTATCTTTCCATTTTGCGATAGGAGTGCCGTCATAGAATGAGTCGTCGCGTGTTTGTCCTAGGTCTGCGCGATCATGGGCAATTACTCTTTCGTTGTCTACATCTATTGACCAGTCAATTTCTGATGCTAGCCATTGGCTTCGGAGGGCTTTATCGTAAATACGGTTTAGAGCACCGTTGTTTCGTTCGTAATCCCATACAAATAGGTTGTCTACGTTGTTTGTTACTGTGTGAAACTTTTCCGAGTCGGGGACTAAGGGCGCGTTAACTATCTCGTCAATTTCGGCTTCATTGACTAGAACGCTTTGATTTTGAAAAGACTTTTTTGTGAGGGACATTATCTAATGATATCAAAGGTTAATCGTCGTCTTCCGCGCCCTTATCACCACATTCGGGGTTTTCAGGCACAGGAATGTTGCAAGGACATTTGTAATCTCTCACACCGATGACGATCATAACTATTTTTGTGTTTCTTGATATCCCAATACGCGTCCGAGTGTCGGTTCCATGGTTTTATACCATCCGCCTCGTTTCATAAGCGTTCCTTTGGCGCCCGTAATTTCGCAGATACGGGAAGAAAGTTGTTCATATTTATCTATGATTTCTCTAAACCTGTCTGAGTATTGAGGTTGTGAAGGTTCGGCATAGTAACGCAGGGTTCCGAATTTTTGTTTAATTTGGAAGATCGTGTAGTTAGGATCCACCGAAAGCAGTTCGCTGTGGCAGTCGGCGATAATTTCAATCCAACCGTTTTCGCATTCAATTTGTTTCATCCACCCTTTGCCGAAACTTCGGTAGATGTTTTCTTTGATTGCTTCGTTGTCGCGCATGTATTCGTTTGTGCCTTCTTCTGCTTGTTGCCATTGGGGTGGTGTTTGAGCCACGAATGAGCGGAAAAATTTTTCTATGAGTTTGAACACGGTTTTTACAGTTCTGTGATGATGATCATGTGGTCATCGTAGACGTATTGTGTTTCGGGTGGCATTTTGGATATTACGAGCATTCTGAGGAGCCATCTGTCTGTTCCGTCATATTTTGCTTTAAATGATTTTCTTCCATGAACAAGTTTTCTGTTGTCCAAAATCAAGACATCGCCTGTTTGCAGAACTATTTCTTTGGTGTGTTCTTTGATGGATTTGAGTAATTTGTCTAGTGCTTCTTGGGCTTGAAAGGTTTTCCCTCGCATGAAGAACTCGTCAAAACAGATGTTGAGACCTTCTGCTGTTTCAGTCAATATCGGTAAAAGTATATTCTTGTTTGGTTCTCCGTGTGTTCGGAAACTTTCATCAATTGCTGTAACGAACAACGGTTCTTTTAAGTAAAAGATTGTTTCTTCGTCTAGAGATGAAACAATGTCGTCTACGGTTGCAAATGTTGTAGCGGCGTTTAGATCTTCCCGTAAGCACATTAGTAATACATGCGATGGCGAGTAGACGTGGAATGCTGTTTCTGTGTGTAGTTCTAGATCTATTTTAGATGAGGACGATATTTGAGTTGATTCTGTTTTCTGTATAGGGAATATATGTTGTACGAGTCTGCCTCTTTGTTCTTGTTTGTATGCGGTTGGTAGACCGTGACGGTAGGCGATCTTTTTAAGTTCTTTGTAGGCGTGTGAGAGTTCGGGTATTTCGTCTAGGGACGTGGGGGTAGGGGGTATTTCCCCTATGTTTACGCCTTTTATCAATGTCCAACTCATGGTGATATCACTGTAGACGATGAGGTGGCTTCTGAAATTGTGCGTATGAGCCTACGTAAGTCGGGGTGATATATCGCGTTATTTAGGTTTATCCGATATTCGTAGCGTCCTTTGACTTTTGTTCTTGTTACTAGTTTGTTTTTGCTCAATAAAGATATGGCTTTTATGATTGAGGTGTTCGTTACCCCCAATGTGGTGGCGAGTTCACGGACGGTCAGACCGGGTGTTTGCATCAGGTAAAGCAGAACTCTGCCCGGTGGGGTTAACAGATTGACATTGCTTTTAGGTGTGTAAGCAATGATGTTTTGTTCGTCTAGTTCTTCAAGGATTGCTTCAACAAGTTGTTTGGCGGAAAGGTTCTTTGTTTGGGCGTCTTTGACAACTCTTTCTAGTGGTCCGCGTATCGCATGATCTCGTCTGTTGTCATGATTGGACGCCACATTTTTTACATTATCACAGTGATATCAGTGACATTTTTTCAAAAAAACCTTTTTTGTTTTATTACTTTACTTTTGTATTTGTTCGCACCGAATAACAGTGCTTGACAAAAGAAGAATACTGTAGAAATATGTCATACTAGAAAGACAGGAGAACACATGACTAGTCCAGATAAGTCAAAGAAAGACCTGCTCAACAAACTTTCGCAGATGTCTAAAACAGTAAGCGCACCATGCCCAGTAGGCAAAATACACAAGCAATTAGACCCTGAAACACAGATCGCTTTGCTTAACGCATTGCAGTCACCAGCATCAAATTCGCAAATACACCGAGCCCTCATTGATGAAGGTTTTTCTATTTCGCGAACAACCATCAACCAAAAACGAGGATGCTTCAGAGAAGGCGGACATAAAGAATGCCAATGCTTCCCGAACAATCTAGGAGGCTCAAAATGAGCAAACTTAAAAATACTTTGACTGATATCGCCTTGGATGCGGATGGTCACCCGAACGGAGACAAAGCATGGGCGACCGTCTCACCAGACGGCGGAGAGTTATCCACAGGGGCGATGCCGACAGAACTTGGTTCAGATTGGGACACTGTTCTCAAAGGATTTGGACTAGATCCAAATATTTTTGAAATAGTAGATGACACTGTCAAAATGTCTAAATGGCAGTCATCTAAACGCCTAGAGAACGGCGACCGCGACTTGATATGGCTTTACTCGTACAAGGCACGATTCCGACGCAAAAGTCTTACAGGTTTAAACGAGGAGCAAGTAAACGAAATCCGTAATTATGTACAGAAATGGAAACCTGTCAATAAGCCTACGGTTCCTGTCTCCAAGGAGGCGGGCGCAACAATGGTTGTTTGTTGGGCGGATCAACAGTTAGGCAAATCCGCTGGTGGCGGTGTAGACGCAACGGTTGAAAGAATTCTTGACAGTTACACGGCGACTATTGAGCGGGTTAAGGAACTTCGCAAAATAGGGCGCAATATAGAGAAGATCGCCATCGTGAACATGGGTGACCCTGTGGAAGGATGCGACGGGCAGTATTCAAGTCAATTGTTTACAGTGGAACTCACTCAACGGGAACAACTCCTGTTGGCGATAGATCTTTGGTCTCAAGGTTTACGACAACTAGCCCCATTAGCAGAGCAAGCAGAGTTCATTTCTGTTCATTGTAACCACGGTGAGTGGATGCGTCGTAACGGGAAACAGGTAACTAGTGACTCTGACAATGTGGGCGGGTTTCTTGCTGACACTGTGAAACGGATTGTAGAGGACAGACCAGAGTTAGATAAACTACAATGGAAAATTCCGCACGACGAGATGGTTATCACCTCCGTGCTATCAGGTGTCAAAGTTGCTTTCCATCACGGTCACAAGATCAGTGGTAAAGAGGTGGAATGGTTGCGCGGGCAGTCAATCAAGATTCTGCGCGAAGAAGGACGCGAACCCGATATTTGGGTGACAGCACACAGACATCATTTACAGGTACAAGATTTCGGACCTTGGTACAGGTTTCAATGCCCATCTAATGATGGTGGTTCCAAATGGTATACGGATATGACTGGTAACTGGTCTACACCGGGAACTCTTACTTTCCTTGTAGGGAAACATGACCCTAAAGGTTGGTCAGATATGGCGGTTCTTTAATGACGGCACAAATCATTAATGGGGACTGTCGCGAGGTTTTAAAAACTTTAAAAACAAACTCTGTAGACAGCATTGTTACAGACCCACCATATGAACTGGGTTTTATGGGTAAGTCTTGGGATTCAACAGGGATTGCTTACAATATAGAAGTTTGGCAGGAATGTTTACGGGTTCTTAAACCCGGCGGTCATCTGCTTGCTTTTGGTGGTTCTCGCACCTACCATCGTCTTGCTTGCGCTATTGAGGATGCAGGGTTTCAGATTCGTGATCAGATTATGTGGGTGTATGGGTCAGGTTTCCCTAAGTCGTTGAACATCAGTAAGTCTATTGAAGGGCTACTGACAACTGGTTCGGCGAACAAAACAGCGTTCAAAAATCTATCTGGTGAGCAGGTAGATCGCGGTAATTGGGGGATTGCTAAACAACAGTTCACGCACGGTCAGCGTGACACTAACTATGACGAAACCGCTGGTGGGCAACGGTTAGGGAAACTTGAACCAACCACCGATGAGGCTAAGCAATGGGAGGGTTGGGGAACTGCATTGAAGCCTGCTCACGAACCGATTGTGATGGCACGAAAACCATTGGAAGGAACTGTGGCACAAACCGTTCTTGAACACGGCACAGGTGGCATCAACATAGATGGATGCCGTATCGGATCAGGAACAGGTGAAACAAAAACTGTTCAATACCCAGATATCCGAGGCAACAACTACAACAACGCTGAAGGCACAGTTGAATATCAGGTGATATCGCAGGGTCGGTTTCCTGCGAACTTCATTCATGACGGTTCAGACGAAGTACTAGAACTATTCCCCGACAGCAAAGGTGGTGCTTATCCTGCCAAACGAGGTCAGGCTGTGAACACCTCATTTGCTAGTGGACAAGAAACTGAAGGCGGGTTCAGATCAATGGGCGATTCTGGTTCTGCTGCACGGTTCTTTTATTGTGCTAAAGCCAGCAAGAAAGATCGCAACGAAGGCTTAGACGGATTTGAGGAGAAACGACCCGATGAGCGCAGCGTGACTGGTATGGGAACTTTTGAGGAGAAGGGTGTTGCCAAACAAGCCAATCACCACCCAACGGTGAAACCCACAGACCTGATGCGCTATCTGTGCAGACTGGTAACACCACCAAACGGCACAGTCCTAGACCCATTCACAGGATCAGGCTCAACAGGTAAAGCGGCGAAACTAGAAGGCTTCAGTTTTATTGGTATAGAACAATCAGCCGAATATGTACAGATAGCCACAGCCCGCATAAAAGCCGTATAAACCTAAACGACAGGAACTTACACATGGCATTCAACCCCAACTACACACGAGATGACATCAACTGGTATTTAGAACAAACAGACCAAACAGCCGTACTCATGGACGGCTTTGAACACGCAATCATCGGTTTCTCCCAACGCATAAACGAACCACTCCTAGCCGTCTACAACCACGACCTCATGATCCAAACACTCATGCAACGAGACGGCATGACCTACCAAGAAGCCGACGAATACATAGAGTACAACTGCATCGGCGCATGGATCGGCGAACAAACCCCCATCATCGTAAAACCCATAGCGATGTAA